TCTTCAAAGATTTCTTCAGCAACTGCTTGTCCAAAATAATCTAAACCTTTCTTTGGCTTAATGATATCTTCCGATACATGAATCATTGCTTCACGTCTTGACATACCTTGTAAGGCAAACTCTGACTTTTCTTTTTGAGTCCGATCGTTATAGCCTTCCATGAACCATCTTTCATCAACATCAAAGTGTTTAATTGTTTCTTTAAATAATTGATACTTGAAAGACAGATTACCAAATCCGTACTTTTCTTTATATAAACTAGCGGCTTCGTCCTTTCCTGAAGCTGGCGGTCCGTTAAATATTACTATCATCTCTCTTCTCTGTAAGTTGTGTGAAACCATATTTACAAATATAGTAGGCATCTACGATATCAGTAATAGGATTCCACGATTTTGTTATTATACCACATTTTCGCGAATGTCAATAGAAGTTTCTTTCTATCATCTTTCTTCTCTGTAAGTTGGTGAAACCTATTTACAAATATAGTAGGCATCTACGATATCAGTAATAGGATTCCACGATTTTGTTATTATACCACATTTTTCGCGAATGTCAATAGAAGTTTCTTTTTCAAACGCTTCAATCATTAATTCTTTATTTGCGTTGCCTTTTCCACAACCAAACTTTTTAATCATTGTTGGTGGATATACATCGTATGGTATATCTCTTTCCCATAGCTTATGTTTAAATAAACCACAGTTCTCTGCTATTTGAAATACTCTACCTACCGCTCCAAATGCGTATCCTTCAATTCCGACAAAGTCACATTCAAAACATTTGCTTTGTGACCATGATCCAATGATATCATATCGTTCTTGATCGTTAAACCAATTGTCTGGATACATTGTTGCTTGATACTGTCCTTTCTCTCCAATTAGCAATTTCTTTTGCTTTACATAATAATAAAAAGTACAGTTATCGTAACTCCATTCTTCACCTTCATGAACACAAATTGCTGGACTACTTAAACTGTAGTCAACACCAGCGACTCTCATACCTAACTCCATAATTTAAATTATAGAATTATTTATTAGTTTTCTCGGTAAAAGATATGAGAACCTATATGTCCAATTAAATCTAAAGAACTTGCCCAATAAGGTTCAATGTAAACTGTATGGTAATGAGTTGCACCTTCCGTTAATCCATTCATACGACCTTCGTATATTACTTGATGAGCAACTAAGATTGATTCGTTCCATGCATCTGTTTCTGTAGGTTCATCTGACTTGCCATCGCAATACCAACTGAACTGACAACGATTCCTTACAGGTACAAGTACTTCAGGGTCTCTCCAAGAAGGTTTCATTTCTGCTTCATATATTACTGTACAGATATTATTAGGGTATCTACGATCATTAACACGATTTAATACTACATCAGCAACTGCAAATTTACCAGCAAGATTCTCAGATCTACTTTCGTGGTAAATGTTTAATGCCATACAATGTGTATCACGAGTCATTTCAAATGAATCTCCATGCATATCATAATCAATCGCAGTACCTTGAACCTTTGCCGTACCAAAAATCATTCCGACCATTACCGCTAGAGCTAAAAACCCAATTTTATTAAAGGTTCTCATGCTTGTCTCGTAACACAATATGCATTAAGCAATTCTTCGTCGGACATTTTCTTTCCAAACGTATGAATAAGTTTACCATTCTGAAAACGTTCGATATAACCAGCATTGTATTCAATGTCAGTTACACTCTTAGTCATACCAGCGGTATCGTCAGGACGATCATCGTAGTACATAGAATCCATAGAATGTGAATGGATGCAAGCAGCACCACGAGACCATTCAAGAGCCTCTTCCATTATGGCAAAATCTTCAACCATCTTAGTATATTGTGTCATAGTTTCTCTCCTGGTTCAAAACCTCTAAAACATTTAAATCGTGGGAATCTTAAACTGTATAGTTCATCTGAGTCTTGACTGATAGTAATTGCATCAGCTCTTATTTCAACTAACTGACCAATGACAGTGTCAACACTATTCCAAATATCATCCCGGTTAGCATCGCTAAGACCTGTCCCAACATTAACTTTGATATGTTTACCTTCGTCGGTACCTTCACAGACGAGAGCTCCTGTGCTTCCTTCATTTTTTCCGGTTCCTTCTTCAATGTCAATAACCTTTAATGTAACTTCAATGTAAGGTTTCATTTTTAGCCAACCGTAAGATCGTTTACATTCATAAAGACCGTTGATAGGTTTGACCATGATACCTTCATACCCTTCTTCTATTGCTGTATTATTAATTCCTTTGAACTTATCAGCATCATCTTCGATATTAAGAACATCGTATTTCGTAACAACAACACAATCATCAAAGTACTCAGAACTTTCAAATCCTTTTAATAATTCTTTTCTTTTAATTAGAGGTAATGTACCACTACCTGTTTGGAATTCGTCAATAGGTAAAAAGTCAAACAATGCAAAGTATGCATCTTCAGTCTGAGCTCCTTCTTTACGATGAACTTGTTTCATTAATGATTGGAAATCTTTCGACATAACTTCACCATCAAAGACTAAGTCATCAAAGATCTTTTTACTAAACGCTTTTTCGATATGTGGGAAGTTGGTAAGTAGTTTACCATTTCTAGAATAGATGACTGCATTACCGTTTTGAACGATTATGATTGCTCTTACACCGTCATACTTATATTCTACAACACAATCTCCTGTAATCTTCTTAGGATTGTTATCACCACTATGAGCAAGCATACAAGTAAATACAGGAATGGTTCCTTTCTTAACGTTATTAACTGTCTTGAGAGATACTCCGCAACGTAGGTCTTTAATTAAGATTCTACGGTACCAATCATTCCATTGTTCTGATGTTGCTGTTTGCATTGCTTCAATGATTGCGTCTCGAGCAGCATGACCAGTTAATTCACGATTCTTTAATTCATCTGCGAGAATATAGAAATCCTCAGGCAATAGACCAGGACCGTCGGTTTGACTTGTAGGTACATCAGCCACACCAAAGGTAATCATATTATCAAGACAATATAATAAACCTTTGACTAGACCTTCATCATCAATATATTGAGACAACATATCTTCTTTATAGAGTCGACTGTTATCTCTCTCAAGTAATTGAATTAATTTCCAAGGATCTGTTTTCATGAACAAAGTGCCTCGCAGATTGCTTCACCATCAGCTTCAATATTATGTTCTTCCATGATTTCAGCAAGAGATTGCGTAACTTCGTTGCCTTCTGCAAATAGCATTAGCTCAGCAGCAACCACTGCAGCTTGTTCGCGGGTCAATTGAATATGACCTTGATCTCTCCATGGTGGGGTTAATTGAATACAAGTTCCACGGCTTGTACCACCGAAGAACCTTGTTTGCATGATATCTGTTGTTGGAACAGTTCTCAATTCAGTACTCATAATATAAACCTTTTCAATTATTTAATATAGATATTATAAACCATTTCACAAAGAATGTCAATAGTTATTTTCACTTTTTTCAGTTATTTGTGAGATCTTCACCATTTCGACCACGATCTTCGTTCCCATCAGCGTTCAATTCAGTCATATCCTGCTGTTTATACTTGAAGTTCTTATCCCTCAAATGAGGATATCGTACTTCAGCAGGATGAACTGCTTTAGTATTGAATTCTTCTTCGTGACGTTCTTTACTAGTCATTCGAGTATCTCCTTCTAGACCTAAATCAGCGTCATTCTTTTTTCCGAAGATTCTATCCCAACCATCATCATACGCTTTTGTAGATGCTTTGCTTGTTAAAGAATCACCAGTTATGTCGTTCTTTGTTGCCATTAAAGTTCCAAGTTAAGTTGTAAGGGTCCATCCTTTTTAAAGAACATACGACCAAATTCGTCAAGTTCTAATGTGAATGAATCTCCAGGTTTAAATGAAGTTCTGTCAATTCGTACCATGTGAGTTTCGTCAGGGTCAGGTTTATCGCTAAATAGTAATCCCTGTTCGTTAATTTCAAATCTAAAGTCACAATACATCATCTCGCCATCCTTGATATTTCTGTTGCTTCTTGTTGATTCATAATTGGAACTGCGTTTGATTTATGCATCGTAGCAATACCTTTTATGAGTGTACCCGTGTATTTGGGCGATTCTTTTTTAGTTCCATGACCACCGCCACCTGATTTATGGCAAGAAGGATATTCTGGCACCTCCCTACAAAATGTATCAGTTGGTACGAATGGTTCGAACTCTTTCTTAGGTTTTACTTTACCTAGACAATAATTTATATATTCATCTAATGTATCATAACGCAAATCATGTAAACCTTTACGCTTCATGTTTTTATTATGCATACGCCAATCAAGCTCGTATTGAGCCATCTT